TGGGCCGGCCGGTCATTACAAAAGATGGTGTAACCGTAGCGGAAAGCGTAGTCTTATTTGACCCGGTCGAAAACATCGGGGCGACCTTAATTAAGGAAGCCGCGGCAAATACAGTGCGTGAGGCGGGTGACGGTACTACAACAGCTACCGTGCTCGCTCATGCGATTTTAGAAGAAATAAATGAGCATATAGATGAAGAGCAAATTAGAAGCATTAAAGCAGGCATTAATAGTTGTGCTGAAGAAATTATGGTTCATCTTGAACGCACCAGTATTCCGCTTAAAGATAAAATGCTACAGCAAGTTGCTTACATTAGCTGTAACAATGATCAAGAGCTTGGAGCTAAAATTGGAGAAGCTTTCAGCCAAGTTGGACAAGATGGTGTCGTATTAATGGAAGAGTCCGAAACAAATGAAACGTATGTGGATTTTGTTGAAGGCACACAATTTGATTCGGGGCTTAAGTCGCCGCATCTTGTAACAAACAAGGATAAAGGCGTTGCAGAGCTCGATAACCCGTTGGTGCTCATTGTAACTTCACCAATACCTAATATTAGACGAATTCAATCTATTTTAGAATTTGCAATTAAAAATAACCGATCTTTACTAATTGTTGCCGATATGGAGCAACAACCTTACCAAACGCTACTAGCGAACAAGGTAAAAGGGAATATCAAAGTTAATATTATTGACCCACCAGGGTTTGGACCTACAAAGCAAGATACTATTGAAGATTTAGCTTTGCTTACTGGTGCAAAAATTATTAACGAACAGTTAGGTGATGATTTAGATTTAATCGACCCTCTTGTACTAGGTTCTGCTGTAAAAGCTGTTACGAACAACAAAAGTACCGTGCTGCAAGTTAACGTAGAACCCGATGTATTAAAAGAACGTATTGAAGATGTACGCAAAAAAATTAGTGAAGAAACTAACGGTTTCCTTAAAACCAAGCTCGAGCAACGGTTATCCATGCTCTCCGGCAGTGTCGGGATCATACACGTTGGGGCTGACTCGCAAGTAGAGCTGAAAGAAAAGAAAGACCGCGTTGAAGACGCTATCTACGCTGTGCAAGCAGCTTTAAAAGAAGGTGTCGTACCCGGTGGTGGAGCAGCTTTATTGCATGCCTCGCAAAAAATTAAGTCTAAAAGCCTAGGGCATACGATATTGTTAAGAGCTATTCGTGCGCCATTTAACACTATAATGGAAAACGCTGGGATTGCACTTAATGAGCCAATTGTTACAAAAAACAAAGGGGTAGATGCTAAAACCGGTAAAATTGTAAATATGATTAAAGCTGGTATTATTGATCCAGTGCTAGTAACCAAAACAGCGCTTAAAAACGCAGTGAGTGTGGCTACAACGATTATGTCTGCGGATTGTATAATTTCTAACAAGCGTATTGAAAATGCAAGCAATTAATCATTATATTGTAATACGTAAGATTAAGGAAGCGCCTAAAAAAGTAGGTGGGCTTGAGCTCACTGAAGATCAAAACAAAGATGTGCGCTATCTTAAAGCTGAAATTGTCAGTGTTGGAGACAAGGTAACTATGCTAAAGCCCGGTAACATTATTAGATACGATAAACACGCGGGGCACGGCATAGAATGGGAAGAAGAGCTTTACCACGTAATCAACCTTGGCGATATTGTTATTGTAGAATGAGATTAGCTCCATCTGATTTACGTGAAATAAACCTGTTTAAGTATTACAGGCTCGTTAGAAAGTGGGCTTGTAAAACTTACGGGATTAATGATGCGGATCTTGAGCTTTTGATTTATCTTGATTGCAAAGATAGATTCACACGCGAAGACTTTATTAACGGTACTTATACGTATTCATGGGATAAAGGCCGTTGGGAAAGATTACGTCGAGAAGGCTGGATTGAAGTATGGAGGCATAGAAACAGAACAACTATTAAATACAGCGTGTTTAAAGTTGCACCCAAAACAAAACGTTTAATCACTAGAATATACAACATATTGTTAGGCTATGAAGATTTACCAGTGGGTGAATCTAGCGTGTTTTACAAAAACAAGTCTTATATAGATAAAGTTTACAACAAAGCTATAGACGACATGATAAAAGATAAAGAGCGATGATGTACGCAAAACCTATTACACAAAAAGCAAAATGCGATCCTAATAAACTTGCCCCTTCGCAAGAAGTAACTATTGACGGCGCGGGTAAAATCGTTGGTAATTTTAAACCTTCAGCTATGAGAATTAAAAAAAGCTGCGGCTGCAGTCATAATTAATAATGTTTAAACTTAAGAACAAAGAGATACTGTTTGGTATCAATAAAGAAGCGTCAGACCACGGCACTCCGGTTTTTGAAAAAAAATTAGACAACGGTGTAATGGCTGAAGCCAATCGAGACGGCACTATTTTTGTTCAAAAAGGATTAAGCCAGCAGAAAATTAATGATGCTGTAGCGCACGAAAAAGTACATTTAGAGCAAATAGCGCAAGGTAAACTAGCGTACACTAACGATCACGTAATGTGGAAACCTACGACTAAATCTCCTATGAAGCTTTACAATAGGTCTATTATGGCTGAGGGCATGCATAATTTGCCGTGGGAAAAAGAGGCATATCAAAAAACTAAAAAATAATGGCATACGTACAAAACAATTCACCATTTAAAAAGAAAGGCGATGCCCCTTCTAGAAAAAAATCTAAAGGGTACTACAACGAAGCTAAACCTACCGGAACAGGAGCCGCTGCTGGCGGCGGTATGTCACAAAAAGGTGTTGATAAATACAAAGCGGACAATCCAGGCAGTAATTTGCAAACTGCAGTAACCACTCCACCATCGGAACTTAAACCAGGAAGTAGAGCGGCAAAACGCAGAAAATCATTTTGTGCCCGCTCAAAAGGGTGGACATCAGAACGCGGTCGTGCAGCGCGCCGCAGATGGAATTGTTGATATGTATAGTTCAGTACACGGAACAACAGGAGCTGCTATAATGGTTATTGCTCCCAACCCAATCGGAGCCGCCGCTGCATTTGTATCTCATTTTATTTGGGATTACATTGGAGAACGCTCTATAGGTAACACGCTAAAGTCTTCAATTATTGAAGGTTCTTTGCTTTTAATATTTTTAATAGCATCTGCATTATCGGGAAATTTTTGGCTAGCCCTCACGGGTTGGATTATGGCTAATTTACCAGATTTAATAGATAAACCTATGAAATGGTTTTTCGGTAAAAAATCTTGGTTTAGCTGTCATAACGGTCCGGGGTTGTTTCAATATAAAGGCTGTAAGTTGGGCTGGCCTGTAAAATATAAGCTTACAAAAAATCAAACATTAGCTTTTAATATTGGCAGTACATTACTATGGGTTTTGTGGTGCTTCATCTAACAAACAATAATAAACATGGGAAATTACGCAACTCAACCTGATTTTGCAACAGAGGCGGTGTCAATCACGGCAAGTGATACATTTGATAAAACCACATATTTAAACGGCTCATCTCTTTTTGTTGGCGGTGGTGGTGATGTAAGTGTTATTATGCAAGGTATAGAACCGGTATTAGATGGTGACGGTTTAGCGACTAATGCAGTCGTTTTTGCCAACGTACCTGAGGGAACTTTCTTGCCAGCAATTGTCGACTACGTTACAGACACAAACACTTCAGCTTCGTCAATTCTAGCAATTAAGTAGCATGAAAATATCATCAGGCACTAAAATTAGCAAAGGCACATTAGCAAGATCTGTTAAAGCTATTAAAAGCCAGGACATTCTTAGAAATTTTTCTAAAGATTCATCTGATAGAGGTGTATACGTGTCTTTATCTTATGCGCCTGGCAGCGGTAATCCTACAACCAGCGAACATTTAGGCCAATTTATATATGTTACTATACATAATATTCCCAGGTTTAATGGAAAAGCTGAGCTATGGAATGTAAAACCAAAAGCTAATCTTTATTATCGCCAAAAGCCGAATGGCAAAATATATACACATGCACAAGGATATGGCGAATTTACAGCTACCAATACAACTTCAAACGCTAATTTTTATGCAGGGCGAGATTTGCCGTCTTTTATTTTTGAACCTAAATCGCCAAGGAGTAAAAATTTTTTAAGACCTTGGGTTAAAGTAGATGAAGATGGTTATAGAGGAATTACCTACGAAAAAGGATATGCCTCACCTCACAAAACCGACGGTCTATTTCACCCCAAACTGGTTACCGAAGACTGGGAGGCCGCCATTGCTGGTACGGGATCGTATATGCAAGGCAGCCCGGTTATTGATGATTCACTTGAATATAAATGGATGGGTAATGAAAAGTATATTAACGTTACATACCCAATGGGTATTCACCAATCTTTATTGCCGCCTAATGGCGTTATCGGCTTAACAAATATTAATATTGTAGTTTTTTATAATGAATTTTATAATGGGGAAATCACCGGTGCTGAGCCAGTAACGCTTTTTACTAGAGGATTTAGCCAAAATATCGCGGATGAAAATGGTTCAGGGATTATTGATTATCCGACAGCCGATTGTGTTGCCTTTAAAATCGACGGGCTGGGTGAATACGTTTATACTTACGGTATAGGAAATATTGACCCTCAAGCAAAAGTTAGAGACGAGATCGGTTACAAATCGCGCTATGGAAAAGATCCGTTGTCGTCAATTAATGAGCTACCATCATATGGAGATGCTTATTACCCTCTTCTTCCAGCACAAAGAAGATATTACCCATGGGCCAGGGACGGTGTAACGCAGGCGCGAGCTAGCGTTAGAGTTACCAATACGCCAAACACCCCGCTTTACGATACCGAACAAGAAAGCGTGTATTGGCCGGTGCTATCAAGACCTAAACTTATATTAAGCGAAGACGGCACAATAGTTGAAAAAGCAACAATAGGCTCTTGGTGGTCAAAAGACCCAAAGTACGGCAGAAACATTGGATATAAACACGAACTACAAGTAAAAGACAAGAACGGAATCAATTCATGGCGCGTAGCTATAAAGCAAAATCAAAATTTTACAATATCCAACATTAAATCAGAAGATTTACAGCCTGTAACAGAAGACAATGGCGTGGTAAATACATCTGTGACGCCATATCAACCAAAACCTAGAGAAGTAGATCAAGATTATTTGAACTATTTTTTTCAAATGCCCACTCAGATAAGAATTGCAGACTATTCGGCAATACGCAGTAAAATTACAGCTAAACTAGAGATTGACGGGGAGGCACATTATGCTTATATGTTTAGCCAGACGGTTTATGCCCCGTCACCTGAGCAATCGCCAGCAATCGGCTACTACTATTACGGCAGTGAAGGCGTTGGTGTAAATAATTTGTAAAATGCGTAATTGTGATTATAAGGCAACTGGTATTAAGCGCAATACAAAAACTAATTACCCGTGAACAAAAAATAAATTATACAAACGGAGTACAGGAAACAGAACCAGCTAAAAAAAATTCAGCGGTAGAAACGGAGCAAGCTACTGTTTTTGACATTGCGGTCCCGGAGTATATTAATACTACTGAATACAACGAAGGTATAGGGCATGCTAATTTAAATTAAATAATATGAAAATGATAAAAAGTTTGTGGAGTCAAGTGAAGACTTTCTTTTTGAGGTTACGTAAAAAACAAAGTTATTTAGAAAATTCTTTTATTGTTGGTTACAATAATATAAAAGATGATAAATAAAGTTGTTTATAGCCATTGGTCAAAGCCAATGGAAGGAGAACACGTTGGTTTTAATAGTAAAGAAGCGTTTGCAAACTGTGCTCGGCTTTCTATTTTAAACAGCAAAAAATGGGCAAAAACTGTTGAGCTCGTAACAGATCAAAAAGGCTATGAATTTTTAATAAAAGATTTAAAACTGCCGTTTGACAATATTCGAGTTGAGCTTGACAAACTAAATCATATTGATGAAATACATTGGGCTATTGGAAAGCTCTATGCGTGTTCAATTCAAGACGAACCGTTTATGCACATTGATTTTGATGCGATTTGGTTTAAAAGACCGCCTGATTATATTTTAAATGCACCCGCGGCTTTTCAAAATAAAGAATATATAAGTGACGCTTTTCACCAGTTTTACATTAGCCTAGTGGAGCAAGTTCGTGATAATGATAAATTAAAAATTAACGAACACATAAATATTCAAAACCCGATTGTACCCTATGAGCAGAACAGTATAGAATACCAGGAATACGCTGTTAACTGCGGGTTCATGTGCTTTAATAATTTGAGCATCATACCTCTTTGGTGGGAATGCGCAATGGATTATATTGAAAAAATAGGCACTAAGGTAAATGGCTGGGATATACCGTCTATAGTTTTTGAGCAATTTTTTATTTCAAAATTACTTCAAGCAAAAAATATTAATTTTGAAGTTTTAGACCAGGTTTGGGTTTATGAAGATAGAGCAAAAGAAGTCGGGTATACACATTTAATATCCGGTGCTAAAAGAAACCCCATAGTTGAAGAAAAAGTTGCAAATAAATTAAAGAAATACATAAACAATTAAATTTAAATCAAATGAAGAAAATCAAAGAAGAGCAGCTTGAAAAGCTACAAACGTTTGTTAATGCAATAAACCAATTGCAAACAACTATTGGTGGTGTTGAATTACAAAAGCAAGAATTAACAGCGCAAGCTATTTCAATAAATAAAGAATTACGAGACTTCCAAGAAGAGCTTCGAAAAGAATACGGCGAAATTACCGTTAACGTAAAAACAGGAGAAATTACCGATGCAGACTATAAGGAAGATTAGTATTGGTAAGGACTATAAAAATGACGCTATGCACTACTCTGTTGGACAGGAAGTGTATGGTGGTCATACTATAGTTAACATTGTAGAAGAAGAAGGAAAGTATTCTATCTATATTCAAAAAGGTGATTTAGTAATGCCATGGAAGGATTTTAATAAAAACATGGCTATTTCAGTTGAATACGATCTAGCTTGGTAATGAAAAGTGTTTTTAATTTTATGGTAACCCCTAAAGAAAGCAGGTCTACCTCTAAGAAAAACATTGACAATAAAGAGCTGATATTAAATACTGAATTACAAAACCATTTTTATACAAGCAGGCTAGGTGTGGTAACAGCTTTGCCTATAGCTATGCCTACAGATATAAAGATTGGTGATGAAGTTATATTACACCACAATATTTTTAGAAGATTTAGAGATATCAGAGGCAAAGAAAAAAATAGTAAATCTTACTATTCAGAAGATTTGTTTTTTGCGCAACCTGATCAAATTTACGCATATAAAAATAATGGTGACTGGAAAGCTCTTCCTGGGTTTTGTTTTATAAAGCCTATTGCTGGTAAACATAAATTCGAAATCAACCACGAGCACGAAGGTGTTGGTATTATTAAATACCCAGACGAGGGTTTTGAAAAAAACTGGTTAGTGGGTTTTAAACCAGGAATGGAATACGAATTTAATATTGAAGGCGAACGATTGTATCGAGTGCCAACTAATCAAATTACAATTAAATATGAATATCAAGGAGACGAAGAAGAGTATAATCCAAGCTGGTCACAAAGCAGTTGAGGAACTCATCAAAGTAGCTGAAGAAAAAATCATCACAAACACAGAAGATGATGTGTCTGCAGATAGGCTGAAAAACGCTGCTGCTACAAAAAAACTAGCTATCTTTGACGCCTTCGAGATATTAAATCGTATACAAGAAGAAGAAAACATTCTTGAGAATAAACCTACCGAGGAAAAGAAAGAAGCCTTTAAAGGTTTTGCGGAAAGAAGATCTAAATAATGTACGAGCAGAATTTAGTAAAAACCGTAGAACCCGTTAAGCTTACCACCATTCACAGAGTGAATAAGAGTAAGAAATGGAAATACGGTTATAATAAAGAGCACGACTTAGTGGTTATTAGCCAAACAGGTCAGATAGGTGAAATTATTAAAATACAAAATCTTACCATTGCTTTACCGCCTGTTCCAAAGGGTTTAAAAAAAGGCCCTGATAAATGGGTGGTTACTGAATACCCAAAGGAGCTAAAAAATATTAAAAGTATATTTGATTGGCAAACTTATCCTGATGAGTTTAAAAATAAATGGGAGGAATATATTGATGATGAATTTAACCGCCGTGAAAATGGATACTGGTTTTATAATAAAGGCGTCCCTACTTATATTACTGGCACTCACTACATGTACTTGCAGTGGAGTAAGATTGACGTCGGGCATCCAGATTACAGAGAAGCAAATAGACTCTTCTTTATATTCTGGGAAGCCTGTAAAGCTGATAGCAGATGCTACGGAATATGCTACCTTAAAAACAGACGGAGTGGATTCTCATTTATGGCATCCGGAGAAACTGTTAATCTTGCAACCATCTCAAGTGATGCTAGATTCGGTATCTTATCAAAAACAGGTGCAGATGCTAAAAAAATGTTTACCGATAAAGTCGTACCCATTTCGCTCAACTACCCGTTTTTCTTCAAACCTATTCAAGATGGTATGGATAGACCGAAGACTGAACTGGCGTATAGGGTTCCTGCTTCTAAGTTAACAAGAAAAAGCATACAAAGCCAAGAGGAAAAAATACAGCTTGAAGGTCTTGACACAACAATTGACTGGAAAAATACAGGCGACAACTCTTACGATGGTGAAAAGCTTAAGCTACTTGTGCATGATGAAAGCGGTAAGTGGGAAAGACCTGATAATATACTTAACAACTGGCGAGTTACAAAAACTACATTAAGACTTGGTTCTCGTGTTATTGGAAAGTGTATGATGGGTAGTACATCGAATGCTTTAGATAAAGGCGGAGACAACTTTAAAAAGCTGTATAACGATTCTGACGTAACAAAGCGTAATTCAAATGGACAAACAAAATCCGGGCTATACTCGTTGTTTATCCCAATGGAATGGAACTACGAAGGATTTATTGATGAACACGGGCAGCCCGTATTTAATAATCCTACTGAAGCCGTTTTGGACCCGTTTGGTGACGTTATTGAGCAAGGGGTTATAGATTACTGGGAAAACGAAGTTGAGGGTCTTAGAAGTGACCAGGATGCTTTAAACGAGTTTTATAGACAGTTTCCGCGTACAACCGAACACGCATTTCGCGATGAAACAAAAAATAGTATATTTAATTTAGCAAAAATATACGAACAAATTGATTATAATGAAGATCTGCGTAATAGTAACACTATAACACGCGGTAATTTTCAATGGGCAAACGGAGTAAAAGACACAAAAGTTGTATTTTTACCAAGTCCACAAGGGCGATTTAAAATATCATGGGTGCCTAATGGTAACTTGCAAAATCGTCAAATAATTAAAAATGGTATTAAATATCCAGGCAATGAGCATATTGGCGCATTTGGCTGTGATAGTTACGATATATCAGGTACGACTGACGGCAGAGGCTCAAAAGGTGCATTGCATGGGTTAACCAAATTTACAATGGAAGACGCACCGCCTAGCTCGTTCTTTTTAGAGTATATAGCTAGGCCTCAAACAGCAGAGATATTTTTCGAAGACGTGCTTATGGCTTGTGTGTTTTACGGAATGCCTATACTTGCTGAGAATAACAAACCTAGACTGCTTTATCATTTTAAGCGTAGAGGCTATAGGGGTTATTCGATGAACCGACCTGACAGATTATGGAACAAGTTATCCGTAACTGAAAAAGAAATTGGAGGCATACCAAACTCAAGCATGGACATGAAGCAAGCACATGCTGCGGCAATTGAAATGTATATCGAGCAGCATGTAGGGCTAATATCCGAAGGCAACTACGGCACAATGTATTTTACAGATACACTAAACGATTGGTCAAAATTTGATATAAATAACCGAACAAAATATGATGCTGCTATTAGTTCTGGCCTCGCTATTATGGCTTGCCACAAAGATTTATACAGACCCGTCGGAGAACAACAAAAAACAAAATTAAACCTTAAGATTGCTCGATATGATCAAAAGGGATTTATTTCAAAAATAATAGAATAAAAATATGGCTAACTTAGTTGTAAATAGTTTTTTCCCAAGCCAAGTTGCTAGCGACCAAGAAAAGATGTCGTATGAATACGGGCTTCAGGTAGGAAAAGCCATTCAGCAAGAGTGGTTTTCGAGCAATTCGGGGGCTGTGCGCTATCAAAGCAATCAAAATACTTTTCACAATTTAAGGCTGTATGCTCGCGGTGAACAAAGTATACAAAAATACAAAGATGAGTTGTCTATTAACGGTGATTTATCTTATTTAAATTTAGACTGGAAACCCGTACCTATTTTATCTAAATTTGTTGATATTGTAGTTAACGGTATTGCGGATCGTGCTTTTGATATTAAAGCGTACTCTCAAGATCCTTACGGCGTAGCAAAACGCACTAAATATATGGATTCAATTATTCGCGATATGCAAACACGCGAATTAAATGATTACGCTGCTGAAGCGTTTGGTATTAATCTTTACGAAAATAACCCAGCAGAATTACCAGAATCCAAAGAAGAGTTGGAATTACACATGCAGCTAAGCTACAAGCAAAACATAGAAATTGCAGAAGAAGTTGCAATTAATACATTGCTTGATGGCAATAAATACGATCTTACTAAAAAGCGTGTTTATTATGATATTACAACATTAGGCATTGGTGCTGTTAAAAATACATTTAACACTTCCGAGGGGGTTAAGGTTGAATATGTAGACCCGGCAAATTTAGTTTATTCTTATACCGAGTCACCTTATTTTGAAGATATATATTATGTTGGTGAAGCAAAATGGGTGCCTATTAACGAACTTAAAAAGCAATTTCCAGGGTTAACCAATGATGATTTAGAAAAAATTCAAAGCCAAAGCGCCAGAAAATACCCAAGCTCGTTTAACCAGCATTTAGACAATTACAACGATAGAGATTCTAACACGGTTCAGGTTTTATATTTTAATTATAAGACCTATATGAATGAAGTGTATAAAACTAAAAAGACAGCTAGCGGTGCGGAAAAAGCAATCGAAAGAGATGATCAATACAATCCACCAACCGATAGCGAGGAGTTTGGTAAATTATCTCGCTCACTAGAAGTGTTGTACGAAGGAGCTTTAGTTTTAGGCACAGACATGCTGCTTAAGTGGGAAATAGCTAAAAACATGCTCCGCCCAAAAAGCGATTATACTAAAGTTAAAATGAACTATAGTATTGTAGCACCTAGAATGTACAAAGGCCGCATTGAATCTATCGTAAGCCGTTGTACCGGATTTGCGGATATGATTCAGCTCACACATTTAAAACTACAGCAAGTATTATCTAAAATGATGCCAGACGGTGTTTATTTAGACGCAGATGGTTTAGCTGAAATTGATTTAGGTAACGGTACGAATTACAATCCACAGGAAGCACTTAATATGTTCTTCCAAACGGGTTCTGTTATTGGACGTTCGTTTACGCAAGAAGGTGATATGAATCCTGGTAAGGTGCCAATCCAACCATTACAAACAGGTGCCGGCGGCCAAAAGCTGCAAACGCTTATTACCACGTATAACTATTACTTGCAAATGATCCGCGATGTAACGGGGTTAAATGAAGCACGTGACGGTTCTATGCCAGATTCACGAGCTTTAGTTGGTGTGCAAAAATTAGCGGCGGCAAATTCAAACACGGCTACCCGCCATATTCTTGACGCTGGTTTGTTTTTAACGGCTGAAACTGCAGAATGTTTATCGTTACGCATTTCCGATATATTAGAATACAGTGATTCATCAGAAGCATTTATACAGAAAATTGGCGGGTTCAATGTAGCTACATTAGAAGAACTAAATGAATTGCATTTATACGACTTCGGTATATTTATCGAATTAGCACCGGATGATGAGGAAAAGCAGTTGTTAGAAAACAATATTCAAACAGCGTTGTCCGCTGGTCTTATTGATTTAGACGACGCCATTGACATTCGCGAAGTAAGAAACATTAAGCTAGCAAATCAACTGTTAAAACTCCGCCGTAAGAAAAAGCTTGAGCGTGATCAAATGATGCAGCAGCAGAACATCCAAGCACAGGCACAAGCAAACGCACAGGCACAACAAGTGGCAGCACAAGCTGAGGTGCAAAAAGACCAAGCGCTATTCCAAACCAAAGCGCAGCTTGAACAAATGAAGGGCGATATAGAATTGCAAAAACTTCAACAGGAAGTAGCTGCAAAGAAAGAACTTATGGCTTTGGAATTCCAATACAACATGCAGCTTAAAGGTGTTGAGGTTGATGGGCAAAAGCAAAAGGAACAGGAAAAAGAAGATCGCAAAGACGAAAGAACTAAAATGCAAGCAACACAGCAAAGTGAGCTGATTGAGCAAAGAAAAAATAATACACCGCCTAAAAACTTCGAATCCGCTGGAAACGACATAGTTGGCGGAGGTTTTGGCTTAGGTACCTTTGAACCTAAGTAATAATAACATATATAATTATATAATATCTTATCATGAGCGAAGAATTTAAACCAGCTACCAGCGTAGATAACGATGGTACAATTAAAGTAGACTTCAGTAAAAATGCCATTCAAGAGCAAAGCGCAGATGAGGTTTCTGTACGCGACGAATCCGACACTAGCGGAGGAGTATCAGAAGAAAACATCGAAGAAACAAATGCAGAGCCTGCCGGAGAAAGCGACACCGTTCAAAATGAACAAATTGTCGATGATGTGCAAGAGCCGCAAAAAGAAGTAGAAGAAACAGTACTTCAGGAAATTACCGAAGAAGAGGTTGAAGAGGCTACAGGGCAACTTGAAGAAGAAGTTGTTGAAGCGGTAGAGGAAGCTACCCAATCAGGCGCAGAGCTTCCAGAAAATATTCAAAAAGTTGTAGACTTTATAAATGAAACAGGTGGTACATTAGAAGACTATGTGCGGCTTAATACGGATTATGCGTCATTAAACGAAGATCAATTGCTTCGTGAATATTATCAAGCAACTAATCCGCATTTAGACAAAGAAGACATTGACTTTATGTTGGAAGACAAGTTCTCATATGAAGAGGAATTGGACGACGAGCGCGAAGTACGACGCAAAAAAGTTGAGCGTAAACAAGCGCTTGCCAATGCAAAAACTCACTTAGAAGGTCTTAAGTCTAAATACTACGAAGAAATTAAAGCAGGATCACGTTTGAATCCTGAACAGCAAAAAGCGATTGATTTTTTCAATCGTTATAATAAAGAAAGCGAGGAATCTGCTAAAATAGCGGAAAAACAAACCCAGCGTTTTAAACAAGAAAGCAATAAAGTTTTCTCAGATAAGTTCGAAGGTTTCGATTATCAAGTAGGAGAAAAAAAGTATCGTTTCCGTGTAAAAAACGTTAATGAGGTTAAGCAAACCCAAAGCGACATTAACAACTTTGTCAAGAAGTTCTTGAACGAAAAAGGTGAAATGTCAAACGCTAAAGGTTATCATAAATCTCTGTTTACCGCAATGAACGCCGATCAAGTTGCGCAACATTTTTATGAGCAAGGCCGAGCCGACGCTCTTAAAGATAGTATTACTAAATCCAAAAACGTTGATGTGAACCCGAGAGGGGTTCATGAAAAAGTTACAACGTCTAACGGGTGGAGCGTGCGCGCAGTTGATAGTGGGGAAAGCAGTTCTAAGCTAAAGGTTAAATTTAGAAAGTAATAATCCATTTAAAATTTATAGACAATGGCAAGTTTTTCTGGTGGTGCGTTTCCAGCACCATTGACCCCGCGTCCCGATAAAAGCGTGACTTCGGGTAATTACATTAATTTTACTGACCCAGCTTTTAGTCAATGGGCTCAGCAATACCTTCCTGAGGTATATGAAAAAGAAGTAGAGCGTTACGGTAAGCGTACTGTAGGTGGCTTCTTGCGTATGGTTAGCGCTGAAATGCCGATGGCTTCTGACCAAGTTATTTGGACAGAACAAGGCCGTTTGCACATGGCATTTGAGAACGTTACATTTTCTGTATCCGGCAGTGGTACTACCGCTGTAACAACTTTAACTTTTGCTACGGCAGCTGAGGCTCAGTTATTAGCAGTTGGAACAACTTTGGTTGTTGCTGATGCGTCTAACAACGTTGCTAAAGTACGTGTAAAAACCGCAACAGCAACTCCTGGTACAACCACTACTGTAGTTGTAGATGTTTACGGAGCAACCGATCTTACAGTAGCTGGGTTAACCGGCGCTTTAAAAGCGTTTGTGTTCGGTTCTGAATATGGCAAAGGTTCACAAAACATCGGTCTTTCTCGTGAAGCTGATTTTGAGCGTTTTTCTAACAAGCCAATTATCTTGCGTGACAAGTACAGTGTTTCTGGATCTGACGCTACTCAAATTGGTTGGATTGAAGTAACCTCTGAAGCTGGTACTTCTGGCTACTTGTGGTACTTAAAGTCTGAGCACGAGTCTCGTCTACGTTTTGAAGACTACCTAGAAATGTCTATGGTTGAAGCTGAAAAAACTGACCAAAACCCTGGTAGTGATGCTACAAAAGAAGGTAACGCGCTTGTTAGCGGTACCGAAGGTATGTTTGCGGCTATTGAAGGTCGCGGTTTAGTATACACTGGTACTGACTTTGACGGTCCTGGTGGTCTTGCTGAGTTTGATGCTCTATTGGCTCAACTAGACAAGCAAGGTGCTATCGAAGAAAACATGATGTTCTTAGATCGTCAAAAGTCTTTGGAAATTGACAACATGCTTGCTGCCCAAAACTCTTACGGAGCTGGCGGTACTTCTTACGGTGTGTTTGACAACTCTGAAGATATGGCTTTGAACTTAGGATTCTCTGGTTTCCGTCGTGGTTCTTATGACTTCTACAAAACTGATTGGAAATACTTGAACGATGCAACTATTCGTGGCGCTATTGGCGACATCGAAGGTGTATTGGTTCCTGCTGGTACTTCTACAGTTTACGACGAAACATTGGGTAAAAACATTTCTCGTCCATTCTTGCACGTGCGTTACCGCGCTAACGAGGTTGATGATCGTCGTATGAAATCTTGGGTTACTGGTTCAGTTGGTGGCAACTATACTAGTGACGAAGATGCAATGAACGTTCACTTCTTGTCTGAGCGTGCACTTTGTGTACAGGCTGCTAACAACTTTGTGTTGTTGAAAACAGTCTAAGCATTTTTAATATTGTCCCTGGCTAAGGTCAGGGGCATTATTTTCTTTTATTAAATTATATTATATTATGGCAACAGCTAAAAAACCGGCAGCAAAAAAGACTGCTGTTAAAGAAACCGCCGTAGAGGCACCAACAGTATCATTTGAAAATACTGAAAAAACCCCACCAATGCCTAAAAAGCCAACGTGGGAATACAAAGACCGCTTATATGAAATGGCGGGAAATAAAAAGCCTTTAATTTGGTCAATTCCAACAATGCACACTACTAAAAAACCATTGTTATGGTTTGACAAAGAAAAAGGGTACCAACGCGAATTGCGATATGCTACAAATCAACAATCTTGTTTTGTAGACGAGCAACAAGGAACAGCAACATTAGGTCGTATTATTTTTGAAAATGGCCGATTGTTTGTACCAAAAGAGCAACCTGCTCTGCAGAGGCTTCTTTCATTATACCACCCGTTAACTCTTAATGGTAAAATTAAAGAGTATATGCCAGAACAAGAGGCGGAATGGCAAGTGGACAACATAGAAATGGAGCTTGAAGCTATGAATACAGCTAAGGCTATGGATGTTGACGAAGCTGAGGCAATTTTGCGTGTAGAATTTGGTTCTAAGGTATCTGAGATGTCTTCTAAAGAACTTAAACGCGATTTGCTTGTGTTTGCCCGTCGAAATCCTGGTTTGTTCTTAGATTTAGCCACAGATGAAAATGTGCATTTGCGCAACATCGGAATTAAAGCTACAGAAGCGGGTATTATTAAGTTATCCTCCGATAACCGAACGTTCAGCTACGGCCAAACAGGGCGAAAGCTTATGACTGTTCCATTTGATGAACATCCATATTCAGCATTAGCTGCATATTTCAAAACTGACGAAGGAATGGAAGTTTTGAATACAATTGAAAAACGACTATAAGTCACTTAGTAGTTAGGCCGCTTTTATAGTGGCCTAATTACTATATAATAACTATAAATATGAGCGTAAGCGTAAACACGGTATACCAAAGGGTATTAGCTATTCTTAATAAAGAACAAAGAGGTTATGTTTCGCCTCAAGAGTTTAATCTATTCGCTAATCAAGCGCAGTTAGATTTATTTGAGCAATATTTTTACGACATCAACCAATTTGGTCGTCTACACGGTAATGATACCGAATATTCTGACATGCTCAACCTTCTTAACGAAAAAATCAATATTTTTGAAAAAACCGATGCAATGACGTACACTGCAGGTTACTGGCAATTACCAGTTGACCCAGATGGCGTATATCGTATCGGTACTATTATTTATAATGGTATAGAAGTTGAAAGAGTGAACGCTAACGAGTACCTATACATTAACGCGTCACCGCTCACTAAACCAACTGATGCGCGCCCTATTTTTGTAGCTGGCAATAGCGGTTATAAAGTATACGGGTCATCTGAATTAACTACAGGTGTTACATGTAATTATATTAAAAGACCAGCGGATGTAGCGTGGGTCCCTCTTGATTTAGGTGGCGCACCCGCATACGATCCATCTAACTCTGAGGATTTTGAATTGCATGATTCAGAAGAAACGGAATTGGTATACAAAATTCTAGAACTTGCAGGCGTTGCAATTAAAGAATTAAATATTTACCAGATAGCCAACCAAATGGAAATGGAAAACTTACAACAGGAAAAAGCTTAATAAATGGGTTTAATAAATCAAACAGCAGTACAATACTACCTTGGCAACGACGGTCAATGGAATAGTGGAGATGAAAATTACGGCGATTACCAGTTTGTAAGCGTTAAAGACATTATTAATAACTTTGTTGTTGCTTATGTTGGCGAAGACAAAATTATCAGTAAAATAAAAAGAACCGACGTAGCGTTCCATGCGCAGCGTGCTATTCAAGAATTTAGTTTTGATTTATTGCCGTCTACAAAGGCATACGAAATTGAAGTCGCCCCATCGTTAAATATGGTGCTGCCGCAAGATTATGTTAATTACGTAAAAGTTACGTGGGCAGACAGTAATGGTATCGAACATATTGTTTATCCCACCCGCCAAACAAGTAACCCGTCTGCAATTTTGCAAGATGACGCTGGCGAATATCTATTTGACGGAGTAGGCGAAATAACAGAAGCAACACCTTCAGAAACATTAAAGCGTTTTCAAGCCAATACTAACGGCACTCAGGGTGATAATTTAGACGCGTTAACATCTAGTGATCTTTATAATTTATACTGCTATGGCAATAGATACGGCTTAACACCGGAAAATGCCCAAATCAACGGTGTGTTTTATATTGATCAACTAAACGGTATTATTAACTTTAGTTCAAATTTAGTTAATAAAATAGTAACATTGAAATACATTAGCGACGGGCTAGGCACAGACGAAGAAATGAAAGTGCATAAATTTGCTGAAGACGCTATCTACAAATACATTGCTCACGCTATTCTAGCTACACGAGCAAACACTCCCGAATACCAAATTAACCGCTATAAAAAAGAAATGCGAGCAGCTAAACGTAATGCTAAATTGCGTCTTTCTAATTTGAAAATTGCTGAGCTAGCGCAAGTAATGAGAAATCAATCTAAGTGGATTAAACACTAATATATGGCAAAGCTACAACACAATTTCGTACGTGGGCGAATGAACAAAGATCTTGATGAAAGACTTGTGCCCAACGGCGAATATCGTGATGCGCAGAATATACAGGTAAGTACATCTGAAGATTCTGATGTTGGTGCGATTAAAAATATACTGGGTAACACCAAGAAAAACCTATTATCAACCGATCCTGATGTTTTTTGGGATCCGATATTTGGTTTAACTGAAGCGGATTGTATTGGTGCTATACGCGATACAGAAAATGAAAAGTTGTACTGGTTTATTACCGGCCGTAACCCAGGTGCTGGTATATATCTTGATGCTATTTTAGAATTTGATCAAGCAACGGGTATTGTAGCACCTGTTATTGTAGATTTAAACGATGTTTTAAATTTTAGCGAAAATAATTTAATTACAGGCGTTAATATTCTAGACGGTATGTTGTATTGGACAGATAACCTCAATGAGCCGCGTGTATTAAATATAGATAGGTTTAAAGCTGGATCTGTTCAGCCAGGGCCGAAACTTACACAGCATACACATGTATACGGTGCCGCAAGAGACTTTGTAGACACAGATATTACAGTAATAAAAGAATCACCAAAAGAGGCATTAACTGTTACTACAGCTGATTCTATTTATAGCGGGCCAGGTACTGGCATAAACCCTATTGAAGACGCTTCTTTTGCTATTCACCCAAGTGGCCTTGAGCCGGGCAATACTTCTGGGTTATCATGGACGCCGACGATTACATGGACGGGGCTTACTAATCCTACTGTATTAATTACAGCTGAACTTGAGGAAAACAACGGCGTTGTAAACAAATACCAAGTAATAGGTACATTAAGCTCCATTGGCACTATAAGTGCGACAATTACAATAGATAGTTTAACGCCAAATATTTCAACGTCTATTACAGATTTTAAAATGGTTTTGGTTGAAGACGAACCCATATTTAAAAACGATTTTCCAAGATTTTCATATAGATATAAATACTTAGATGGCGAGTATTCTACTTACGCGCCGTTTACCAAAGCAGCATTTGTACCAGGAAAATTTGAGTATTCAGGAAGAGACGGTTTCAACCAAGGCATGGAAGACGTTATTAGAAAAATAACGTTATCTAATTTCCCGCTCACACCTGTAACCGTCGATCAGGTTGAAGTGGTGTATAAAAACGCATCGTCAAATAATATTTATTTGATAGAAACATTTAATTACGATTTTACAGGCACTACACCCGCTTTAATCGTTGATATTACCTCTGATTCTTTAGGTAGAGTTATAGAAAGCAATCAATTATTAAGACTTTACGATGCCGTGCCTATAAAAGCTCAAGCTCAAGAAATTATAGGTAACCGTATTGTATATGGAAATTATTTGCATAATTATGATGTTATTAATGGTAGCATTCGCATGCAAGTTGATCAAACGAATTCAACACATAGCGCTATTGGGTTTGGTAAAGAATCTGTAAAAACAGATAGAAAATACCAAATTGGTATTAGCTTTTTAGATGAATATGGAAGAGAATCCCCGGTTTTTACTTCTGTACAAGGCTCTATATCTTTGCAAAAAGAAAATTGCGATAAAGAAAATAAAATTCAAGCTAGATTAAACGCAATATCAACCACGCCGGCTTGGGCAGATAAATTCAAACTTTACGTTAAAAATAATACACCTGAATATTATAACTTAGGCCTTGACCGTTACTACGATGCTGTAGACGGTAACGTTTGGCTTTCTTTCCCTTCTTCTGAAAGAAACAAAGTACAAGAGGGGCAGTTTATTATTTTAAAGAAGGGGCATGATAACGATACTCCTATTAAAATAAATAATAGGTATAAAATTAACGCAGTGTCAAATGAGGCACCAGAGCATTTAGCAAATGTTAAGACTATTGTAGCAAGCGGACAAGTAAAAGCTTTTCCAGCTGACGCCTTTTTAAAATTCAAAGTAGGTAATAATAAAGCTTACTTTTATGGGCCAAACGGTTCTATTGCTGATAAAGATAATGGTGTTCCTATTTCTGGTGCAAATATAAATTTTTATGAAAATATAAAGCAGGGTAACTTTATACAATTTTCACCCTATCCAAGTGATAGTAAGTCTGATTTGTATGAAATTATCAGTGGTGGCCCAACTGGCGCGCTTGCAACAATTGGAAGTGCAGTATATAGTGTTTATGAAATTACATTGCTTCAAAATATTTCAGCAAATGATGTTTGGCTAGAAAATTTAGGAACTAATGATGAATTTAGAGCAGCTGTATTTACTAACGAAAAAAGAAATTTGCCTGAATTTGAAGGTAGATTTTTTGTTAAAATAAATCCTAACGGAACTTTTACATCTAACGTTTCTGCTGCTTTTGCGGATTTAAATACAATAAATCTTGTACAAGACACTACATTAAATATTTTTCCTCAAGCCGGCACCTCTCTTGGGTCTACTGATACAGATTTGTATTGGGTAGATTCATTAAATCCAGCAACAGGTACAACATCTGATTTACCCGCTTCTGGATCGGATTTATTTAGAGTAGCTATGGCTAGAATAGATGGTTTTAGCAGCACATATAGACCAATAACAGCATCTAATTATTATTATAAGCTAATAGAAGCAGCTAAAATTAAATTTTTGTATTCAAATGGTACAGAAAGCGCTAATTTTTATACTATAATTTCAAGAGAAACAAGCGGAGGTAGTTTAGGCGTATACAATAGAACCGGGACCTCGAATGGCGTTGGGGTTAATTATGAATATCAGCTCGACCGTCTTTTTGATGATACACAATTTAGCGGTACTCCAACTGCAAATCAGATTGTTGGCATTATTATATATAAAGAAAAAAATAATACTAGAGAAACCATAGCTTCTTCTTCGAATCCTGCTATTTTTGAAACAGAACCAGAAGAATTTGCAGACCTTGATATTTATTATGAAGCCAGCGATGCTATCGATATTAGTGATGTAAATACTTATCAAACTCTTACGTGGTTTAACTGCTATTCATTTGGTAATGGTGTTGAATCAGATCGTATTAGAGACGATTTTAACGCGCCGACTTTAGGAAAAGGCGTTAGGGTAAGCTCAACTATTGAAGAGCCTTATATACAAGAAAGACGAAAAGCTGGGTTGATTTTTAGCGGCATCTATAATTCAATTACAGGTATAAACAATACAAACCAGTTTTTAACCAGCGAAGATATTACTAAAGATTTAAACCCTATATACGGTAGTATTCAGAAGCTACACGCTAGAGACACGGATCTTATTACGCTTTGCGAAGACAAATCTTTCCGTATATTAGCAAACAAAGACGCATTATTTAACGCAGATGGGAACACCAACGTCACTTCTAATAAAAATGTTCTTGGACAAGCAGTTCCGTTCGCAGGTGAATTCGGAATATCCAAAAACCCCGAATCGTTTGTTTCGTACGGTTTCAGAGCTTACTATGCAGACAAATCAAGGGGAGCTGTAATACGACTGTCTCGCGATGGCATTACAGAGATTTCAGAAAAAGGTATGTCTGACTTTTTCCAAGACGGCTTTAGAACACAAGTAAGACCTATATTAGGTATGTATGACGAAAACTCATCATCATACAACGTGAGCGTAGGTAATGAGCTATTATCATTCAAAGAAAACGTAGATGGCTGGTCAACAAGATTAACATACCAGCCGGAGTTTGGTCTTTCTTTAAATAATGAATATTATACCTTCTACAACGGGGAATTGTGGGAACACACAAATGAAACAAGGTCAAACTTCTATGGAGTACAAGAGGACACAACTGTCACACCTATTATCAATGATGCACCCGCAAGTGTTAAAAACTTTAAGACCCTATCTTATGAAGGTGATGAAGGGTGGACAGCCGCGGTCACAACAAATAAACAAGAAGGACAGGTAAATACTTGGGTAGAAAGAGAGGGTATATATTTTAACTATATTAGTGGTATAAAGTCTACATGGAATAACGGTGCACAAACCGGAACATTAGACTTCCGTGAGTTTTCAACACAGGGAATTGGTAATATAAGTACTGTTGATCCACTCATTGCACCTGGTCCTTTTGATTTAACAATGGGCCAAACAATTAATGTTTCTGCACAAGTACACGATAGGCTTTTTGTTAAGCGTGGAAGTGGGGATATTGATGAAATCGGTAAGGTTATCAGTATAGATAGACCAAATAAAAGTATCCGTGTTAGCGATTTATTTGGCGCAGGTAACGAACCACAAGGTGGAGAGTATGTATTTGTCGTAAAAGACGAAGAAAAGAATACATCGGGAATTTTAGGATACTATGCTGAAACAAAACTTACAACGACAAGTGGAGACAAAAAAGAACTGTTTGCGCTTAACTCTGAGGTATTTATCAGCAGCGAATAATACGTAATAATAATTTATAAACTAATTTAATATGCCAGCACCATTAATTTTTGCAATATCAGGGGCAGCTCAACTTGGGTTAGGAGCAATGCAGTTGGCGGAGGCCAATAAACGCCGCCGTGCTGCGCAAGCTGCATATGAGCGTTCTATGCAACAATATAGGGCTCAGGATACAAGTAATCTATACGCAAATCTAGAAAATCCATACGAAGATTTAACTGTAAATCAGCAAGCGGCACAGTTTCAAGCACAAGAGCAACAGCGTGGTATGGCGGATATGATGTCTCGTTTTCAAGAAACCTCAACAGGTGGAGATATTTCCGCTTTTGCACAAGTCCTCGCTAATCAACAAGCGCAAAACCTTCAGCGCGCTAGCGCGAGTATCGCACAACAAGAAGCGGCTAATCAACGCATGGCTGCGCAAGGTGCAATGCGCATTGAAGGCATGGAGAGAATGGGCGCTGAGCGTGCACGTGCTTTTAAAGGCAATATTTTGGGTACAGAGCTTGGAATGAATATGCAGACGCTAGCAGGCGCTGAAGCCGCGAGAAATCAAGCAATAACTAATGTTGCTGGCGGTGCGGGTAATCTTGTAGCCGGCGGAGTTGGTATGTATCAAAATTACAAAGGCAAAACCGTTGACATGGGAGATGGTGTGCAATTTGTTAATTTGCCACAAATGACAATGGACAACGTTAATTCAGGCGAATTAACGCGAACCAGTGGGTCTGGTTACTTTGGCACTTATACACCACAGTATGATGCTTTAGGTAGAAAAATTGACCCAGTAACCGGTGAAATAATAGAATAATGGCAGATAAGGGATTGATAGCAGCGGCTGGCGCATTAGCTAAATCGCAAATGCCAGTAGATATCGCAGGGGAGTTTATGAAAACTTTTATGCCCGCGGTACAAAAAGCTGAAAAACAAAGACAAGCCGTACAAAACGAGGTAGCTGGTTATATGGCTAACCTAAAAAGCGATATTGATTTTACTTCTTTAACACCAGAAATGGAAAAAGAGGTGCGTCGCTATTTAACAGAGTCTCGTAATGAATATAATGAGCTTGCAAATATGGTAGCGCGTATTGACGATCATTCTTCAGAGGAATACCAAAACAGTATAAACAGAATGAACGATATACAACGTGAATTTGCTACATTAGCCGGCGAGCTCACAACATACAACCAAGAAAAAGTTAACACGGCGGACATGTTTAACCAGCATACTTATT